GATAAGGCGTATATGGAGGTTAGCATACCTCCGCAGGCTATGGAGGCGTTCGCGCGTCTTACAGAGGACGCACGGGACGGCTATCTCCTCAATCTCTCTGCACGCTACTACGACCGCCACACCTGCACCAGCTATATCTCAAGAGGCATCACGAAGCTATGCAAGGAGGCAGGCTTGCCCCCGATGACCTCCTACGCACTACGCCACAGCTGGGCGACCATAGCACGCAACGAAGTAGGAGCAAGCGAGGAGGACGTGGCGTTTGCCCTCAATCACATCTCCGCCCACAAGGTCACAGATAGGTATATCCGCAAGGACTACGCACGGGTGGATAAGCTCAACGCTGAGGTGGTGAAGCTGGTATTAGGGGGATAAAAAAAGAGTGAGGAGACCTAAGCCTCCCCGCTCTAAATGTCACCCAAGCGCAAAGATGCGTGCTTGGGCTACGTAACGTAAGCCACGGGCGGAGACGACCGCCTCGATAGCTATACAAAGGTAGCTAATCTTTTGATACCGCCAAATGCTACCCCCTCCGAGTGAGCGCGAGGGTGAGCTTCGCGATATGCTCCTGCTGTTGCTGTATGATAGCTTCCTTTGCCAAGAGGAGCGCCCTCAGCTCGTCAAGGTGGGGGATGAGCTTGTCTACTCCCTCGGGGGTGAAGGGCAAGCCCTCGCCCGTCGTTAGCCACTCTTCCGACAGCTCGGGGAACACGCCCCTAATCACATCCACATCGTACACCTCACGAAGCCTCCATTGACGCAGGCGCTCACGTGAGATACCAAGGATAGTTGCAAGCCCCGCATCCGTAGACGCACCAGCGTAAGTGCGCAACGTGTCCAAGGTAGCCTGCATGTTCTCGTTCTTTACACTTGCCATATCTGTATATATTTTCCGCTTTGTGCAAAGGTAGTGAAAATGATTTACAAGCTATGGGGTAAGGCGTATGTAGCGAAAACAATAGCGGGCTATTTCACATTGCTCTATCTTCTTGTCTGCCTTAAATCAGCCCCCGCAGGAGCGGTAGCCACAGCTTGCGGGAGACCCACGCCCCCAAAGCCAGCGCAATAGCGAGGAGTGGCGCAAAAGCCTTGAGGCGCATTGACTGCCACGCAGTGAGCTTGGCGGGTACTTCGACGTGCCTTGTGATAGTCTGCACTATACGCACGCTATCGACACGGCCTGCGTTTATCGTATCGTGGACAACTCTATCTCGGTTGCGATAGACCTCCTTCGTCTTGTATATAGTATCGCCTGCCTGCCTCTCTGTGACATACACGCTGTCGTGGATATACACGCTATCCAACCTCCAGCGATCACGCCACTCTACTCTCCCACGCCACTCCGTGCGGGTATTCTCTATCGGGAGCACCTTCGGGGAGCAGGACGTGAGGAAGTAGCCCAGCAGTGCCACGGCAATAATCACAAGGAGCGTTTCCCACCACTCTAATCTATTTGTTTTCATCGTAAATCTGTGTAAATGCTTTGTCGGGTAGCCACAGCTTGCTACCTTTGTAGGAGAGAGGAGCTGGGGCTGGAGATTGGCTTTCAGATTTCGTCATCATAAATCCTATCCAGCCCCGCCTCTCTATGCGCCCTGCCGATATTGGTGGGGCGCTTTCGTTTAGGGCTGAGCTCCGCCAGCCTCAGCTTCCGCCTTGGCCTTGGCCTCATCTTCGGCTATCCACTGCGCCTCGAGTGCGAGTGCCTCCTCCTCGGGCGTGAGTACCCAAAGGTCGGCCGCCTGCTGATCGGGGCAGTAGAGGTAGTAGCCTATTAGTCGGTGGCTTCTGTTCACATACGCGAAGCCGTCGGGAGCGATTATCTCGATCATATCCATAGCTATCTAAAATTAAGTGTGAAGCCCTTGGCGGATGCCTTTTGGCTGTACTCTCTCGCCTCTGCCGTGTGAGCTGTCTGCCAAGCTCTCGCAAGCGTGATAGACTTGCCCGTCACCTGCTGGAGGTTATCCACGAGGTACTTCACGCTCTCCGTGGAGAGGTTAGCGCACGCGGAGAGGTCGAGGTCTATCTTTAGGCCTTTTATGCGCACCTCCTCAAGCGACGAGCACCCGTTAAATGGAGCAATAGCCGAATTTGCATTTGACAAGTCGATAGTACCAGTAACTCTACGGAGACTTGAGCAGCTGTTAAATGCGCAGGTGAAATCGGTCAGCTGACCACCCGAAAGATCTATTGATACATCTTTTAGTCTGGAGCATCCATAGAAGAGATATGATGCATTGGTCACCTTTGGAGCCGCTCCGATGGCCGCACTCGTCAGGGAAGAGCAACCTGAGAATGCATTTGCTATGTCGGTCGCATTTGTGAGCTCTCCCAGCGATGCCTCTATGAGAGCCCCGCACGAAGATGCTAAATTCGACACATTGACTGCCACACCAACATTCTCAATGCTCGGGAGACTTTTCAACGCCATGTTTTGGGCGAAGCAGTAGCTAAGGTTGCCTGCCTTGTATTTTTCCGCAATCCTCATCGGAGGGAGTATTTCATCAACGAACCCAAAAAACTGCTGCGCCTTGAAGATGGTCATCGTTACAGCCTGCTCCTTCATCCCCTCCACCGCCTTGATGGCGGCTACCAGCGGTGCATTCTCCTCTATCGTTGCGCCCTTGCCTGCGAGCGCATTGTTGAGCTGTCGGAGCTTGACATTGAGGTCAAGCACCGCCTCCTCTGCTTGTTGTTTACTGCTCTTCTGTGCCATATACGATAGTCTTGATTAGCTTAGCGAACGAGCCGATGGTATCCGACCACTCCTTTCGTGATAGCTTCGGATTGTCGTCTGTCTCTTGCAGGTAGACTTGATAGGCGTCATCGCCCTTCTCGCCCTTGCGGCTTATGAGGTACTCCGTGAGCGTCCCCGTGAAGCCGTCTTCTTGAGCTAACTCGTAGTTACTTTTCCCTGGGGCGCCAGGCGCTCCCTTTT